CCCAGGATTGGTTACAAAGAACTGTGAGAGGATTCATCAGGTTATCTCCAACCTCTTAGTCAAATACAACGCCGCAAAAGGACGCTTCGTTATACTTACGGTGCTCATCCAACTTAATCTCCATGCCCAAGGAGAGAAAATCAGACGAGCTGGGAACAGGCCCGTTGAATACAAAAAGACCGTCATCGCCTTCAACGACTCCGGAAATGTCTGTGCAACCTTTTTCGTTGAGAACGAAAAGCATGAGCAACAGGTTAGAAAATCCGTTACCGAGCGAGGTGTTCATTTCACCAGACATTCTGCGACCAATACACTTCAGCGAAAAACCCGCCGAAGCTAACTTGTTCTCAGACATTAGATCTCTGATGAAGTTCCTCTCAAACTCAGTAGCGCAATTCCCCATCATATACTCATATAGGATCATCTCTAGATTCCACATTACTTCGGGCGTAAAGGACGACTCGAAGCTGCTATAATCAGTTGCAATGCACTTAACACCGAGGCGGTCACAGCGTCTGCTGATGTACCATGGCCATTGAGCCCTCGGTTCTTTCTTTATGTACCACGGCAGGCTAAAGAGTTTTTTCTCTATTGCCTTGAAAATGGGGCCAATCAAAACTTTTGCGTAATCAGAACGTGCGTTTATTAAACGTGGGTATTTATATTCTGGATACGATTCACCTTTAGTGAATGTTTTAACACTTCTTACCTTGTGATAGGGCACCTTCCCCTCAAGATAAGCCGCCAAAGCCTCCCTGTACTCTTTTCTTCTTGACTCCGGCTGATTGCACGTCTCTATCCACTCTTCGGGCGAGGTGATGTCCACTCTTTCGAGGGGCGTCAAATTCTCTTGCAGCCATTTCTTGACGAATTCAGCAAGCCGCTTGAGTCTCAAAGGGCAGAGGTAGGGACGGCGATTCAGCAACCGTTTTTTGCCTCCCTGCACAGAAGATAGGTTATCACCTCGGTCAGGACGGGGTTGGGCACAGCCAACTATCTCACTCGGGAGCGAGACAGCTTCGCATGATCGCAGACTGTAATCTTTCATCCTAATCGAAGTAATACCAACGCTAGGATCCTTCACCCAATGTAACTTGGGTAAAAGAACCTCGTCGACTCTGTAGCCGTATTGGTACCTACGTTCTGTTGCGCGTGCAGGGGGCCTTAAAAACCCCAATCTTGGGGCCCATCACATTTCTCCGAGTAATGAGCCCTGGTCGCTAGCCAATCGAATAGGACCAGAATCAGGGTAGAGGTGTAAATTTCATTGCCTTTTCCAAAGTTGAGATCATTGGCAATGTTGGCGTTGCACACAAGCGCCGTCTGAATGAATCTCTTGACATCCTCAAAAGAACGAGAATGATCTGACACCCTGGGATGGGTGCGGAGCCAGTTGAAAAGTGTAAGATCGAACACTTTACCATGAAGGTTAGGTCCGGCCTCAGGAAAGTTCTCGTTCCTGTCAGAGGGAATCCGGTCGGTGTCGCCACAACCGCCCTGAAACCGGCCTTTTCGAGCTGGCTGATCATATAGCCGATTTCCTTCGTCAGCATCAACTCCATGTCG